CAATTATGCTTACTACCCATACTTATTTAAAGTATAGTTACCATTAAAATTGGTGCGCGTCGAGCAAAAACTCCACCTCGTAAGAGGTTTGAAAACTCGATCCACCTATATGCATTATTATTTTTATTTATTTTTATATTTGTATATTTAAACCTTCACGTCTGTGGGTGAGGTGTTGGTTGTATTTGGACCATTCTTGGTCCGTATAGGTAAAAGAACAGAGAAAAATCATCTCCTGCTGCTACATATTTATCTATTCTTGTTCGTACACCATTGACATTAGAAAATTGGTGTACAATTATTTGATGCCAGGGAACATCATACCCACCATCAATTGTATTTTTAATAACTTGGGGATATCTATCCTGAGCCCAGCAAAATTTGCCACTACTATAGTATGGCGTGGAATATTCCAATACTGGGTTTACGTGTGAATAACCCAGTGTCATTCCCGCTCTTGCATCTGGCATTGCTGGAATCGCTGATGCGGAGAATGATAATCCTAAAATAGAAGTTGACTGGGTAAGACCATTAATTGCGACTCTTTCTTCTGTGTAACCTGGTCCCGATCTAGACACCGATATCATCGGTTGATCACTAGTTCCAGTTGCATTGTGAGTAGTTTTGGCGACAATTTTGTGTCGTATACTACCCCTATAACCCAAGAAAGCAACTGAATAAAATGATAGAAAACTATCCCTAGCATAAGTAACTGGTACACTGTTAGGTTGTATATTGACACTTGCTGTACCCTGCCAACCCTTAATTATTGGTCGGTCGGGTATTCTCATCCTAAAATAAGAATCCGTGGCTGAAGCATTTTGAATATTACGAGTCCAATTATGTGTATACCTTTTAATAATCTGGCGTACACTGTACCACTTCTCGCCCATGCAAGTCATGACCATCTCATCATGATCATCTAAGTTATCTTCTAACCCATTAATATTAACTGATAATATGGTGCCAGGGCTGTCTCCTGTGAGTACATTATTATTCAATGAAGTTTCGTAAACCAAAGCCTGAACTTCATCATCCGATTCTAACAATCCATAAATATAGGCGTTAGCAAAGTGCTTAGCCCATATTTCAGGATTTATTTCAATAATTCTACCATCCTTAAGAAATAATATGTACTCTGAACTTAGGGTGTAATCAACGTCTTTTGGGGAAATAAGTGAAAAATCCTCAGCTTGCGGTGTTTGATTATAAGTATTGTCTATACCCGCAAAAGTGTAATTGGCTAACACTGCTCTCATATCACCGAATGCCATACCCTTTTCACCTTTGATGGAAACTATTATACCTATACCGCTTTCATTGTTATCATTAATCGCGGAGTACTGGTTCAATATCAATATACCATTACTGTCATTATTGGGATCGGTGTTCCCATCAATAACTAGTTGTACCGCACGTCTCAATAACCCACAGCTTTTAAAAGGTCTATTACTTGCCCACGGCACCTTAACCTCTATTGTATTAGTGGTGGCCAAATCCCATATTACACTATTAAGAACCTGTGTATCTTGGGCTTGGGTGTCAGTAATCAAAGCTGGAAATTTGACATCATGAGATATCTTAATTTTCCCCTTCATAAAAGCAGTACCTACAGCCTGAAATCGAAATGTTATAGCACCACGCCACCTATTAAAAGGGAGTGCAGCCATAGCTAATGCTGTAGGGGTAAATATATTTGTAGAACCCAACTCTTGCAAGCAAGATAACGGACTAACTGGCAAAACATAAGTGGGAACTGGTCCTCCAATAGTTCCTGTTGGTATTGTGAGAATGTCTACTATAGACCAACGTGACAATATGTTATTCAAATTCATATGATCAGGATCTTCAAAGCCCAAATGCTTGGTATCCAAAGAAACTTCATTCTTATAATCACCTCCCAACGAATCTATATTACAAGGGCCGTTATAGGTAGCCATATTGTTAACTAATCTAGGTACATGCGGCATAACGCCATCTTGAGAGTTAGGGTTACTAAAACCCATCGCAGACATCATAGCGTCTACACCAATCTCTGTGGCTTTACCTACAACTTTACCAGCAGAAGCACTGATAGATTGTTTTATACTAAGATGATCACTAGATGGTTGTTTATCATTAGGTATACTGTATTCGTCACCTTGAGGTAATTCGGCAATTAAACTAGTTCCAGTCAATTTGACATCCGTTAACCAAGCATAAACAACTACCTGTGGTATGATGTTACTAGTTATTGGTGTACGAGCCGTAGTCAAAGTTAAATAATGCATACCAAATGCTTGCTTAATTTGGTCTACTGACGTAATATCTAAGCCATTGGTTGGACATATAATAGGGAGACTAATCTCTCCTCCTTTCTCTCTCGACAGATCAGTAATTATACTTGGTAATTGCGATAGTTGAGTTACATTTGGTATTGCCTCCCCATAATTGAGTGGTCCTAATCCATTATCCTTCTTATGCCATGGATGCAAAGCTAATATCTGAGCACCTGACATGGTGGGGGAACCTATTACCATAACTCGAACATGTAATACTGCATTTATATAGGCATAATTCCTAATTTTATCTCTAATGAGAGTTGAATTGAGAAATAACCATAAAGGTTCGATCGTTATTGGCACTGTGTTATCTAAAGGAAAGAATGTATATATCTTCTTGGGACGACTTAAGTAATATTGTAAATCTCTTGATTCATGTTGTCTCAACGATAACAAATCACTCGATGTTAGTGTTAATGCTTGCATAGAATGCTCTGCAGAAGACGTGAGAACTGTGGTACCTGTTTGTACAACATTACTTTGTAAATTATCTTCGGATTCTCCAAAAACTTCCGATTGTATACAATCATCGTGAGAACTACGAGCCTCACACTCGCCTAAAACTTTAGTGCTTAGGTAACTATTGTCATAATTTGTTTCTGTAAGTGATGTACCTTGATCCACTTCGCACTCATCCGTGGTGGTTTCTGAACTACTTGACACAAAGTACTCATTAAATTCGCTATTACCAGAAGCCTCTGGTGTCACTGGGTAACCAATTGGCATAGCGGCACTATCCAAAGTGTCTAACTTATCGTCTTGCCACCAATCTAGGTGACGATTCCTATAGTGATAATAATCTTCATAGCTAAAAGAAGCTTCTGGGACTATCATACTAATCTCTTCCAACAACTCACGTATCATACTAATCTTGTCTTCATAGAATTCCTTTGGATGAAAACTTAAATCATGTATGAAACCTCGTATCACACTATGCGCGTGTTCTCTTTCACTAACGCTTGTTTTCCCTCGCACTAACAAGGATCTCATCATACTATTAAACTCTAGTGCTCCATAATATTTATTATCTATCTCACATTTAACACTTCGTCTCTTAAGAAAATCACAATGATCTATATTCAAAAATGGTACTGGGTCTGAAGTTTTATCCGGCATGGTTAATGTCATACCTAAACCATCCACAACTGATTTATACTTTAAATGATCAAAGTTCTTAACTCTTGGATGCACTCCATTCTCAAAATCGTCGCCATATGTTATGGCATGACAATTTTCTCTGAAAGGTGCTGGGTTCTTAAATAAATAATAACCATATCTAAGAAGTAAAGAATTTGAAATGCTATTTATATGAGCTGTAAGATTATGTCCTGACGGTAAACCATTGTTGAATTCAATCAATGTACCATTAAAATGGCTTAAATAGTAAGTAGTATCAGTGGCTAATCCTTGTATCATCAAAATATCCTCATAAGTATAAGTGGGAATCATCTTTGCCAATCTGACAATAACTTCAAAAGCTGCCATCACTAATTGTGAGGGTAATTTCTGATCCCAAGCTTTGTAATCTCCGGCAACAATCCTATCATTGTTAGTTCCATTAAAAGTTAAATGATTATGAAGTTGATCCCACTCATCATTATAAGGGTTGACTCCAACTGCACACTCTGATAATATAGGATGCATAGAAAGAAATCTCAACAAGGGTAATCCATACTTACGCCAACCATATTGTAAAGTTATGTCAGCAGCTTGAAAAACTCTAACTTTATCTTTAGTCTTAGGTATCGGTTCATCTTTGAGACTAGCCTTGAAAATAGGATAATATCGTTCTCCTTGTAAATAACAATTTCTCATTGTATCAAATTCCAATTGGAACAATTCTTTCTCAGCAAAATCATATTGAGTAGGAATTCCTTCCATATATTTAATCTTTTTACCTTTGAGGGGATAACCAATAGATGAATTAAAATTAATGTGATCTATAAATCTTTTACCCGGAACACCATTTATAATTTCTTCATGGGTAAGCGGTTTCATAATTTCGTGTTTATCATATTTAATCAACGCATCTTTAAGCGGATTAACATAATCATCTATGGATAATTTCAATAATGAAGTGTCCATAACATTATCATTAAATGCACTAGAAGACAAAAATGTATACCATGGTTTATATCTCTGAGGCCCATATTTAGGTCCTCCGTATATATTGTCTACTCCAAAAATCCTCTCAACTTTACTACACATAAAGGTAGGTTTTATCTCTGTAAAATAGGATACTTGACAATCTAAGTTACCTCTTATAATATAATTATGTTCCTTTATGTAATTTACAGGCGCTCTATCAGGTATCTCACTGTCAACTTTAATCATGGTTCCTAATCTATTCATATTCAGAAATGAACCTGCATGAGGTGTGAATATCTTATGTATAGTATCCAACTTACCTAGAGCAATATCCATTTGGTCTTTAGTAAACATCGTATATGACCCTTTCTTAGTACCTGAGGATCCCGAAATGTGAAATCCAATAATACTAGGGCTAACAGTATTACGAACATGTACCATCATACAGTCACCGCAAGTGGTAGATATATCATATGTGGCTTTACCTCCTTGTATTTCAAAAGTTTTAGGAAATAAAAATGAGCCTGGTACACTATATGAAGTAGGACAATGTATTGCATAAGCACTACCTTCTACTAAAGTGCCGGTTCGATTGCGCTTAATAGTCATGGTAGGGGCAGCGTTCTCCATAAAATGACAATACTTAAGTATATCAGGGAAACTACCGCCAGAATAAAGTTTAAAAATACATAAATCTAAATTACCAATCTGAACAACATCATTGTAATCAATAGTAGCACTAAAATAATTACCGCTTTCTCCATCGTGTTTAACCAACTTCAATTTATACATATTGGCTGATTCCTTTTTTGCCGGTTTGATATTACTATCACGCCACGCGCCAAAAATATTCTTATCCTTTTTAAAGAAATGCAACGGACAACAGAACACATTAGATTTTAATGCTACACATCCGATACTAACACCTGTAAATTCATCATTCATCATAACTAGGTTAAGTATATTAGGTCTAATTGCATTAATCAAATCTTTACATACCATAGTCTGCGTGTTTAAGTTACGAGTAAACTTTTCTGTAGTTTTAGACCAGCAATTAACCTCTGAATCTCTATCTTGAATATTACCGTAGCTTTCAGGCGTTAGATTACCATGTAAACCGTCATCTGGCTTACTTTCCTCTTTATCTGATTGTTCCTTAATTCTTCCTCGAATAGCTAAATAAAATGATTTAAAAGTCTTTAAAGTTAATATAGCAACGGATATGGAAACTCCTATTTTAAAAATCTTGGATATTGCATGATGACTTTGTATATGTGGTACTATTGTATTAAGTGGTGCCTTTTGTAAATCGTCCATTATATTAGAATAAGTATATCTATAAACAGTGATTGTGGATAATAATCCAAAACCTAACATCTTCTCTTTTTCCCATGGTCGTCTAAAATCTACGTAATAACAACAGGGTAGTATAACAACAGCTCCAAACAATAATATATTCCTATAAATTTTGTGTCGATGTGAATAATAATGGACAGTTCTATAAAAGTCTGTCTCTCTAACAGAATAGGGCATATAATTGATAACATTTAAATAGTTACGCTTCATATAACCCAAAATAGCTAGTTTAAGCACGGGGGACATAAATAAATTTTCAAAGTAACCTGGTAATATTTTACACCAACTATATAATATATAGTCGGCAGCTTTCTTACCCAAATATTCACAATAAGAATCTATGATACTGAAAAATCCTCCTTGAACACTATCGTCTGGTTTAGTACAAATACATTTACATGACGGGTAACAACAAACCTTACAATTCTTGTGTCGCAGACCAGAGTCCTTACAAAGATCGACAAATTGTTTTTGCTCTATAAAGTGGGCTTTTGACTGTTTATTCAAGAAAGCTAATAGCTCATACATACTAATGTTACACATTGGTTTACCTTCATGTTCGACTATTGTAAAACGCCAGTCTTCTCTGGTACCATTGTAATACCTTTCAACATATTTAACATCAAAGAACCATAAATCTTGTATTCCATTCTCCTTTAAATTAATAATCTCGGCATCTGTAACTTTGGAACTATCTAAACCTCTATTTGTTGTATATTCTGGTCTTACTCGTACCACAATATGGTATCTCATTCGTCTAACAACAGATATTGGTTCATTTGACCAAATATGAGCTTCCAGGTTCTGAACATTCGATGTAGTAACTACAACAGCAGGTCTAACATTAATTTTACCTTTCTCATGTGATTCTGCTTTAGGAGCATAATAGGGTATATTATTTATAATACTTATTAATAATTGAGCCGGATCTACAACTGCTTTCTCGTGACGGGTGTTGCATAAATCATCTATAATGACTCCAGTTGTATTTGCTTTATATGTAGAGTAAAATTTGTCCATAGGTTGTATCGTACATATGTGAGAATCATCACATAATTTATCATTAAATTGTAAAACATTAGTTAATATCATTTTAGCACAAGAAGATTTGCCTACTGAACTTTCTCCAAAGAAAGAAATACTAAAAGGTGCCTCACGTAATCCAGCCAATGGCTTAGATTGATCAAAAAGTACTAATAGTTGATAAGCACTGGTTAACTTGGCTTGTATTAAAGATCTATAAGTTCTATCTTTAATACTACTACTAAGAATTTTTAATGATTCAATAGTTTCTATAAGTCTAGAGTGATAATGTTCTATGCTAAAATTGGTTTCTAATTCATAACTACCTATTTGTATACTAGGTAAATAAGTTTTTAAATGTATAAGATCGTCATCTATCTTAGATAGTTCATTCATATCAAATAGTCTCTCATAATTTCCTAGAAACATTTGATGGCCTATGTCGAAGAAATAAACTAATAATTCTAAAACATAAGAAACGAAATCAGTGCTATCTTGACCGATCTGACTAGCTTTACATGTAAATAATTTAATATTTTTAACTGTAATATTTATTGGATCAATAAAACCAAAAGCTATGCATATAGATAGACCTTCAGTTATTTTACTGAATAAAACAGAATTTTTCATGCTCATAAGTTTGTTAACATATACCTTAAAATCTAGAGATTGAGGTTCTTGTTTTGGCTTACTAAAACATAACTTACTAATTAATTTATAAATACTTGAACTTAAACTTCCTTTGATATGTTTCTTGTATATAGTGATTAATGTACCAAATAATATATTGGGATCATCACAATACGCAATAACATAACTAATGAAGATTAAATCTTCGAATATATCCAAATATAAATCGCTATTTGGTACAACTTTCTTAATGTTTTCTAATATGGGTTGTAGCTCAGAATAATTGCGCATAAAATCCGCATATAGACTATCACTTGCAACCTCATCATGATTTTCCGTATCATTTATGGGGTTCTTTGAAGAATCATCCATAACATCAAAATCCACAGAATGGGGAACTTCATAATGATCTAATATCTTATTATGTTCCTTTTCTGTCATTAAAATTTTATGTTCTTTAATGATCTCATCAAAAGTGTAATTGTGTGAAACTCTAACATGTTTCATCTTTCGGGAATGCTGAAAATACTTAATTCCCTCTACTGTAATTGGATCTTCTTCATAACTTGCGACTTCTACGTGTAACACAGAATAATAATTATTAAACTGCTTATGAATATCTTCGCATATAATGATTTCACCATGTGGTTCCTCTACTTGTAGTTGTCTAAAAATTCCTACAACATCATCAATACAAGCAACTCTCTTGTGTTTGGTCTCAAACTTGTTTATAGCTCTGGCTAAGCTGGTGTCTTCTACACCGTTAAACTTACGACTATAATATAAATCCTTGTTAGCTGATTTTGGTACGCCCTTACGTCTTTTAACAGCTATCTTATATTCCTCCCCTCCTTGGTTGTTGGTCGAATTGACCGGTTTCGCGTTCATTTTACTGCCTCGTTTCATAGTATCTTTAAGATTACCACGAAACAAGACAAATAAAATGAACACTCTGATGGTTAAGAGTGTACATTTCATCTGTCAGACCTATGTTTATTCGCTTCTTAATGGAAGTTTTACGCTAGTGACTACGAGCAAGCTCGTTCTAATCACCTCTAGCCATAGATTTTGTTTCTCCGGGTTAACTAATTGGATATTTCCGTTCATTCCCCCGTGGTGTGGGCGCAGTTTAGGGTTAAAAACAATACACATTGTGCTTAGTGTAAAGTAGTTGGATACTAACTATGGGTCACGGTACTTCCGCATTTGCCATAGTGAATGGTTTACGTTATCTCCTCAGTGTTTTTAGGGCTTAACGTGTATACTCAATACAATAGTCGTTAACGTCGCGACATCTGACGTTTATGCAGTGTGGTAAGTTTCCACACTGCACTTTTCCCATCTCTATAAAGAAATGGACACCTGGCTCACTAAATAAGTGGTTACGGTCGTTTTGGCATTTCGGACATCCCCTTCACAATTGTTCGATTGTCGGGATTTGGTCGAAACTGGGGTGAGATCACAATTGACACATTCGAATTAATAGCAGCATAAGCTGCAACTAACTAAAACATCGTCCTGTTGTTCTCGGCAACAGGTCAAATACTTTATGTAGGCACTAAAAAGTGC